GCCCCGCATGTGCGGGACCCTGCTAGGGTTATCTGGCCCTAGTTCCATTCTGGACCCTTGTAGTCAAAGTTGGGTTATACTCATGACTGTCCGTACACGAGAGAGGCTTCTACAGACTTGGGCATCTGGTGGTTATACACGCCACTCAGATGGCTATGTCCTAGCAGCCCCCTCTTCGGGTACGGCAGAGTATGAGTATTGCCATGACTCCATTCAAGCCTCACCGTTTGTGAATGATCAGCCTTTAACGATCATTCGTAAACTTGTGAACCCAATAGTGATAGAGGGGAATACTCTACAATATGGCAATGGCCAAGTAGATTTTCACCACTATTCACCTGACGGTTCCTCAAACTATAGCACGGCATGCCCCAATGTGACTCCAATTGATGGAGCATATTGGACTACGCGTGCTCTAGCTAATGCTGATCCTTACAACCCAGCCGTTGATCTCCCTCTGTTCTGGTTTGAACTGAAGGATTTCCCCGGTATGTTGAAGGAATTAGGCCACGTCTTGCAACGCAAGATTAAGCCCTCAATGGTACCCGGTGGGTACCTCAGCTACAAGTTTGGGTGGGCTCCTCTAGTGTCCGATGTTCGCAAGCTTCTGGATTTCAGTAAGCAAACCGAAGATCGGGCCCGGTACTTCCGGAATCTAGAGTGGAGACATCACGTTAAACGAACTTTGTTTAACGGTGAAATCTCACGGAAGACCACGAAAGACGGTTACATCATACTAACCAACATGCCGTTGGGTAAGTATGGTTATACCGCCGACGTGACCACTTATGAGAATCTCAGGGTTTGGTACTCCACCAACGCTAAGTTGTTGAAGGACATCCCTGCGATGCCTAACGAGCTCCGTAAAGTCGCCTTTAAAGCGTCTTACGGTCTAAACTTACGAGCCGAGACCTTTTGGGATGCTATCCCTTGGACTTGGCTCTCTGACTATTTGTTCAACATTGGTGATTATATCAGTGCCAATCAAGCGCTTACGCACTTGAAAGTCACTCGATTTAATCTCATGTGGACAAATGATGCCAGAACCGTTCATGAACGGGTACGTTTAGCGCCTGGACTTTCGTCCACGGCTTATGAGGCACAAACTGTGTCTCAATCTCGTTCCGTGAGTCAGAACCCAACTCCGAGGATTACGACCACACCCTTCTTAACGAAGAGTCAGGAAGGAATCCTTGGAGCTTTGGCTACAGCCAGCGCTTTGCGCAAGTTCCGGAGATAGGCACCGGAAATACCTCTGTGAAGAGGCAGATCCCTCAGAAGGAAAGAAACCACAATGGCTTTTGCTGATCCGATGTCCGTCACGATTGGTGCAGACACTCTGTCTGCTCCCAATATCGCTGAAGGAAATCACACTTCAGAATACTATGTCGTTAACGGCGTAGATAAGTTCACCGCTTCGGTGAAGCATACTATTCCGCAACGCGGCAAGTATGGTGAGAGTCATATGATTCGTTTTGATTACGAAGATTATGACGCTTCCGGCGTCCTGTTGGGCGTCGCTTCTGCTTGGCTCGTGGTCCGAACGGACCTTGGGCCGCAGAACACCACACTCTCGGAGAATGTGGCCAAAGGCCTCATTGCTTTCATGACGGCAGCCAACGTTACTAAGTTGGTTGGTCGCCAAGTCTAGCAATCCGAGACTGATTGTGTGATCGGGGCAGCATCGGTCATGTAACCCTTAAGAGGCTTACATGAAAAGGACCGATGTCCATGTGGATTTCGATCTCTACTCTGCGTTGTTTTGTGACATCGCAGCGTGGGATGGGAATCTGCGCAAGGAATTGGACGCTGATTATCAGCGTTTAATTCGCTCCGTCAATACTCGAGGCGTGTCATTCATCATGATTGACATGCCAGAGGCCGGTAAAATTCTCGACCGGGCTCTATCTTCGGGTATCATCTCCTCTATGGCCTTGCCGAACACGTTCGGGAAAGTCGTAGACAAAGGAACGAGAGAGTTCCTCTCTTGTCTCTTTGAGAAGATATTTGACGGTTCGGGATTTCTTCAACCCGCTGTTGACCCGACTGCTGTTTTCTTCCTTCGCCAGGTTCTGTACTTGGCAAAGAAAGTGAGAAAGGAATGCAGTAATGCAACCATCCTCGCAGAAGTCGAGGAGTTCGTTCGCACTGATTACCGCCTTAGAAATCCTAGCCTTGGCTGGGATTCTAATACTCTCCATATCGGAGATAGGCATTTATCTTTCGAACAAACTCACAACAGAAACCCAGACCTCTTTGGGTATGACCCAATTGAGGTGCCAAGACCCCTCCTTAGGGCTCTTGACCAAGTCTGCGGAGTTGTGTTTTCACAATTCCCCATCCTTGACTGGAGAGAAGTCATCCCCAGACACGGACCCGGAGCAGTCGCAGACCTCAGAGTAGGAGAAGATAAATATCTTTTCCCGCACTGGCCAGATAAGCTTGAGGGAACATTCCCTTATGCCTATTTTGCCCAGCACACTGAGGATCTGTGGTGCTATGAGTCACGCAATCCTAGCCTAAACGAGCCTCCTGCCCGGCTTCTTGCCGTGCCGAAGACTCTCAAAGGGCCAAGATTGATTGCCTCAGAACCGATCGCTCATCAGTTCCTTCAACAAGGAATGATGAAATGGATAAGGGAGAATCTTCCTCTTCCATTACGCAACTGCATCGATTTCAAGTCACAAGTGCCATCCAGGCAAATGTGCTTGATAGCCTCACGTGTTGGCGACCTGGCGACTGTGGATTTATCCTCAGCCTCCGATCGCCTCTCGTGTTGGACCGTCGAGCGTGCTCTAAGGGTGAATCCACCTTTATTGCACGCGCTGCATGCTTGTCGGACAAGGTGGCTTGTAAATGCCACGAAGTCTGGCGAACGTTTCTTCATTAAACTGAAGAAGTTTGCAGCGCAGGGCGCAGCGGTTACCTTCCCAGTGCAGTCCATGATATACGCATGTATGTCTATGGCTGCCCTTGCTTATGAACGTAATCTAACCGTTAATCGGAAGACCGTTCTTAAGCTAAGTAGGGAAGTCCGGGTCTTTGGCGACGACATTATTATGCCGTCGTGCGCAGTACACTCTCTGGTTCTCCTAATGGGTCATTGTGACCTGAAGGTTAATGCGTCTAAGACGCATTACAGAGGCCATTTCCGTGAATCTTGCGGAATGGACGCGTTTTGTGGAGAGGATGTTACTCCTCTCTACATACGCGCTCTGGATCCAGGGAGTAACGCCGCGGATCTGGTATCGTGGGTAGACGTTATCAATAACGCCTACTCAAAGGGCCTATGGCACCTTAGTGATACGATGATCCAAAAGATCCCAGCTCGTATCAGGAAGTTAATTCCTGTTACTAACCAGGATCTCGGCATTCTCTCGCTGCGATCGTTCCAGCCTTGCCTCATAGGTGGTAAGCGTCGTTTCTCTACGACTCTTCATCGCCTTGAGGTACTTGGTCTTAGTGCCAAGGCATTGGCTGTTAGACGCAGAAGAGAGAATCACCAGAATCTGCTCCAATACTTTTTGGACAGACCTTCCCAGGAGATCAATTGGTCTTCGGGTTATCTGGTGAAAACCCGTTTAACTCTCGTTAAACGGTGGGTCCCGGCCTAACCAGACCGGGGTTGGGGTGAAAGCCCCACTAGCTTGTTGGCTAGTGGACTTTCTCCACCTTCGGGGTTCGCGCAGTGCGGACCCCCCCCCACTCGTTAAACGGTGGAGATCGGAAGATCACACGTATGAACACCAGTC